ACAGATTAGGTGCAAACCTATCAGGAACAGAAGAACTGGAAAACATTACATTCTTTTGGGAAGTTCCTTATTTGCTAGAAGGCGATAACATAATCAAGATAGAAGCAAAACACGAAGATGAAAAGATGTACCGAGTCGATGAGTGGTACGACGGAAGAATATTTGAATAAAGGAAGGCATCTCATGAAGGGGTGTCTTTTTTGATGTCTAAAATACTAGGGGGCAGGTGTAATGTAAAATGAACGAAAGACAGAGACGATTTGCAGATGAGTATATACGCTTAGGCAACGCAACACAAGCAGCGAGAAACGCAGGGTATAGTGAAAATTATGCGATGCATCGTAATGACGAATTGTTGAAAAATGTTAAGGTGAAAGCTTATATAGATGCACGTTTAGAAAAATTAAAGAAACAGTCAATCGCTGAACAAGATGAGATACTTCAATTCTTGACGTCTGTTATTCGTGGCGAGGCTCAAGGAAAAGAAAAATTAGGGTTAGGTCAAGGCGCAGAGAAGATAATCAACCGAAAACCAAACATACAAGAAAAGATAAGAGCAGCTGAGCAATTAGGTAAACGTTATGGAATGTGGACAGATAGGCAAGAAATGGAATTAATGCTACCAACGATAATCAACGACGTTCCTGATAAAGATGAGTAGGCTAAGACTAACTGATATAATCGGCAAAGGCTATAACGAGTTTTGGAACAGCAAGAATTTTTATAGAGTGGTTAAAGGCTCACGAGGTAGCAAAAAGTCTAAAACAACAGCGCTAAATATAATATATCGAACAATGTGTTATGATTGGATGAATACACTAGTCATAAGGCGATACTCATATACAAACAAGCAATCAACATACACTGATCTAAAATGGGCGATAAACAGGTTAGGTCACGATAAATTATTTAAGTTCAATGAATCGTTACCTGAGATAACTTATATACCAACAGGTCAAAAGATATTATTTAGAGGGTTAGACAATCCTCTTAAAATAACATCAATCACAGTTGATTCAGGAATACTTTCTAATGTTTGGGTGGAAGAGGCTTACGAATTAGAGGACATGGACGCTATGGACACGTTGATAGAATCAATCAGGGGAAGTCATCCGTCAGACGACTTTTTTAAGCAGATAACATTGACGTTTAACCCATGGCACGAAGGTCACTTCTTAAAGAGAGAGTTTTTTGATAAGAAGACGAAGCGAAGAGATACCCTATCACTAACGACTACATTTAGGGTCAATGAGTGGCTTGATGATGTGGATAGGCAACGAATGGAAGATTTATATGTAACCAATTCAGCAAGAGCGAGAATTGTTTGTGATGGAGAGTGGGGAGTTGCAGAAGGTTTAGTATTCGAGAACTTCCAAGTAAAAGACTTTGACATATTAAACAAGGTAAAAGAATTGCAAGAAACTACACATGGTCAAGACTATGGTTTTACTCACGATCCCACTACTTTAATAAGTGCGGTTGTTGATATGGAGAATAAGGAATTGTGGCTATACCAAGAACATTATGAAACTGGTATGACAACAAATGATATATATAAAATGTTAGATGAAAAAGATATGTTAGGAGCTTCAATCACTGGAGATAGCGCAGAGCCTAGATTAATTTCAGAGTTACGTTCAAAAGGTGTAAAAAGATTGCATCGTTCGGTTAAAGGTAAAAACTCAATTATTCATGGTATACAGTTTTTACAGCAATTTAATATATATATTCATCCGTCGTTAAAAAGAACGATAGAAGAATTTAATACTTATACATGGAAACAGGATAGATCAGGTAAGTGGTTAAACGAGCCAATAGACGACAACAACCACGTAATAGATGCATTGAGGTACAGTTGCGAAAGGTATCATTTAGGCGTGTCGAATGACAAAAAAGATAAGTACAAAGCTTTACAGAACTTAGGACTGTAGGAGGTGTGGAATGTTAAACGAACAAAACGCAATCACAGGTAAGAAAAGATTTTCCGACGAGTCAAACGTACATTACAGAATCGAAAGTGTCGAATTAATAGACACAGAACTACTATCAAACATGATAAGGAATCATCAGTCGCAACAAGTGCCACGCCTGAAGACGTTGAGGGAATATTACAAAGGTAATAACGAGGGTATACTTGTATCTCAACGAAGGCGAGAACAACACCTAGCAGACAACAGAGCGACGCACAACTTCGCAAAGTATGTCAGTCAGTTTATACAAGGCTACATGGTAGGTGTACCTTTAAAAACAAGCTATCCTGACGAGAGCGTAAATGAATTAATAAGAGATATCAACATAGAGAATGACGCTGATGAACACAACTCAGACCTAGTGCTAGATCAATCTATTTACGGACGAGCATACGAGTTAGTTTATAGGAATCAAAACGACGAAACGAGATTCACGACACTAGACGTTACAGAAACATTTGTTATATACGACGAAACGATTGAATGCAAGCCGATTGCAGCCGTTAGGTACTTTGGAAGTCAATGGAAGAAGGACGGAACAGTTTACTTATATACAGACAACGAGATACACGTATATGCACTAAAAGACGGTAACAAGCTAGAGAAGAAAGACGTTAGGAATCACTTCTTTGGTGCTGTTCCTATTGTCGAATATGAGAATAACAAATATAGGCAAGGCGACTTTGAAGATGTGCTGTCATTAATCGACTTGTATGACGCATCACAATCAGACACAGCTAACTATATGACTGACATAAACGACGCTATGCTAATGATTAAAGGTAATTTGGATATAGACGTAGAAGAAGCGCAAGAAATGAAAGAAAGAAACATCCTTATGTTACAAACAGAAACAGACGCAGACGGCAAAACAACGAACGCAGACGCTGATTATATCTATAAGAAATATGACGTCGCTGGTACAGAGGCGTACAAAGACAGATTATTTAATAACATTCTTTTATTTACGTCAATTCCTAACCTACTAAACGATAAAGCAGAGCGTGCGTCGCAATCAGGTGAAGCATTGAAGATGAAACTGTTTGCATTGTCGCAAAAGAGGGCAACGAAAGAACGTTTATTCAAGAAGTCGTTAAGAGATAGATATAGATTAATTAACAACATTATGGGAGTTGCAAGTGAAGGCTCATTTGATGTCAACGAGATCAGCGTCACATTTACAGAGAACTTACCAAGCATGGTAGATAAGGAAATCGAGTGGTTTATTAGGGCAGGTGGTATCTTGTCACAGAGAACACTAAGAGAAAACTTGTCAATTGTAGAAAACGCAATGGAAGAAGAAAGGCGAGTAGAAGAAGAACGAGAAGATGCAGATTATCCGTTCGCTGAGATAGGTGATTCGAATGAAGAATCTGACGTATTGGAAGAATAGAGAAATAGAACATGCTAAGTCGATGCTCAAAGAAGAAAAAGCAATCACACGAGAAATAGCTAAGTCATATCGTCAAGCTGCCAGAAACATCGAGAATGAGGTTAGTGGGCTGTTAGAAAGTTATGCTGATAGTGAAGGCTTAACACTGGCACAAGCCAAGAAACGAGTTAAGCAGATAGATATACGAGATTACGAGGATAAGGCTAAGAAGTACGTGAAAGAGAAGAACTTTAGTAAGAAAGATAATAAAGAAATGAAACGATATAACTTAAAAATGCGAGTAAGTAGACTAGAAATGATTATGTCGCATGTGGATTTAGAGTTGATCGCACTAGCAGATGAAACAGACAAGGTTATATATGATCGTTTGTTATCTGTTGGCGAAAATGAAGTAAAGCGTCAAGCGGGTATATTGGCGGTAGAAATACCAGTAAGCAAAAAGACAATCGAATACATTGCTACTCGTAAATTTCATAACAACGATTTTAGTAGTAGGATATGGAAGAATAAGCGACTACTTCATAAAGAATTGAAAAAGACTTTGACGGAACAGATTGTTAAAGGCGAGAATCCACGTAAAGCAGCTAGACGATTTAGGCAGAAAGTAGAATCAAGTGTTTATAATTCGGAGCGATTGCTAAGGTCAGAAAGTGGACGTGTGCAAATCGAAGTCCAGAAACAATCATATGAAGAAATGGAAATAGAACAATTTATGTTCATATCTACTGAAGATGCTCTAGTTTGTGATATATGCGGACCGATGGATGGTAAGGTATTCGATGTTAAAGATATGCAGGTAGGCACGAACGCTCCAATTTTACATCCGAACTGTAGATGTAGCACATCGGCTTATGTGGATAGGGAAGCATTTGAGAAAGACTTAGAAGAAA